AGCGATGATGGCGAGATTGAGGATTATGTTCCTAACGATCACGCTGAGAATCAAAAGCATATGCTTAAGAGCTATTACCCAAACCTGATCCAAGGTAAGACCAAGAGCTGGATCGACGTTTATGTAATGAATAAGCTAGGCTCAATTCAGGACGGTAAGCCAATTTATCCCATGTTCGCCACAGAAGTTCATGTCGCCAAGGAAGAGATACCTGTCGCCGCGGGCGCTCCTCTGTATGTCGGCCTAGACTTTGGCCTTACTCCGGCAGCCACTATTGGTCAGAAGGTGCGTGGCCGATGGTTTCTTCAATCTGAAATCGTGGCCTTTGACATGGGCATTGTTCGATTTGCTGAGGTATTGCGAGAAGAAATCTCTACGCGTTTTTCTGAGTGTTCCGATGTGTATATTTACGGCGACCCCGCTGGTGACTTTAGAGCGCAGACTGATGAATCAACTCCCTTTCACATTCTGCGTGGGGCTGGCTTGAGGGCGTTCCCAGCGCCTTCCAACTCTGTTGACCTTCGACTGGAATCAGTTTCCTCCCAGCTAACGAAGATGGTTGAAGGTAAGCCAGCCTTCTTAATAGACCGTAGGTGTTCTCAGCTAATCAAAGGTTTCGAGGGCGGCTATCAGTATAAACGCATGGAGGTTAGCGGAGAGAGATACGCTGACAAGCCAGACAAGAATATGTACTCCCACATTCACGATGCCCTTCAGTACATGATGCTAGGGGCGGGTGAAGGAAGAGCGCTTATGAACAGCCAAGCGCCAGCGCGTCCAGTGGTTGCTTCTCGAAACTTCGATGTCTTTAACAAGAAGCCAAGCAGAGGGCGGCGGCAAGGGCTGTGGTCTAGGATGTGAGAATTGTGCGTTGCAAATTTTAATAGCTTCTGCTTTTGGAATTTTAACATAGGAGACCAGACATGTGCCTGAAAAAACCAAAGGCTGACCCAGCCATTAAGGCAGAGCAAGAAAAGCAGGCCGCTGATGTGGCGGCGAAGCGTGAGCAGGAAGTTCAGGCCGCTACTGTTGCGCGAGAAAAACAGCTTGAGGCCGAGCGTCGTGCAGCCGCTAGTGAAGCTCAGCTTGCAAAGTTGCAGGAGGCTCAAGCGGAGCGGCAGTCTGAAATGTCTACTGCTATTAAGGCTCCCGATACTCCCGCAAGCTCTTTGATTACTGGCGGCAAGGAAGTGGTCGCTGGCTCTGAGCTAACATCTACTGGTTTAGCAAAAGATACTCCTTCAGCAGCAATGACTCGTCGTCGCTCTAAACGCTCTGGCTCTGGGCGTCGTAGCCTTTTAACTTCTTCGGGTGGTGGCACAGGCTACTTCAGTAGGTTCCTATAATGATTACAGACCCAATCGCGAAGAATTATCTCAAGCGCTATGAAACCGCGAAGGCAAAGCGAACTAACTTTGTCGACGTGTTTGAGGAGTGCTATGAGTATGCCTTGCCGCAACGTGAGTCGTTCTACTACGAGACTTCTGGTCAACGGCGTGACGACAAAATCTTTGATGAAACCGCAGTGGTTGGCGTGCAAGAGTTTGCATCTCGATTGCAGTCTGGCCTTGTGCCTAACTTTGCGCGCTGGGCTGATCTAACGGCTGGGTCTGAAATCCCTAAAGATCAGCGTGAAGCTGTGAATAATGATCTAGATGAAGTCACCGAGTATGTATTTGAGGTACTTCAGAACTCAAACTTCTCCCAAGAAATCCATGAGTCATTCATGGACTTGGCGGTAGGTACTGGTGTTTTGGTTTGCGAAGAGGGGGATGCAATCAATCCCGTTCGCTTCTCAGCAATTCCATTGCCTCATGTGATTTTGGATACTGGTCCCGACGATAAGATTGACCATGTATTCCGCGAACGTAAAAACATTCGCTTCGATCAGCTGAAGATTCTGTACCCCAAGGGTGAGTTTAACGAACAGATTCTTGGCATGATTAATAGCCAGTCTGATCAAACTACAACGGTGCTTGAGGTTGTTTGCCGCAACTATGCCAAGGTGAACGAAGAGGCGTATTATCATTACGCTATCTGCATGACCACAAAGTCAGTCTTGATGAAGCGCGAGATGAAGGGCTTGGGTTCTAACCCGTTCATTTGTTTTCGCTGGTCTAAGTGTGCTGGTGAGGTCTATGGTCGTGGCCCATTGTTCAATGCACTATCAGCAATTAAGACAACCAATCTCACGATTGAGCTGATTCTTGAGAACGCGCAAATGTCTATTTCTGGCATCTACCAGATGGAAGATGATGGCGTTGTAAACCCAGACACAATCAATCTTGTTCCGGGGACAATCATTCCAAAGGCAATGGGAAGTGCTGGCCTTCAGCCTGTCAATGCTGCTGGTAGCTTTGATGTTGCTCAGCTTGTGCTAAACGATATGCGCAGCAACATTAAGCGCGCCCTGTATAACGATATGCTTGGTGATCCAAACCGCACGCCAGCTTCCGCTACTGAGGTTGCAGAACGCATGGCCGACTTGTCGCGTCGTATTGGTTCTGCATTTGGTCGGCTTCAAGTAGAAATGGTGCAGCCTGTTTTGCAGCGAGTTATCTACATCCTGAAGAAGCAGGGGCGGATTGATTTGCCTACGGTTAATGGCCGTGAGGTTAAGATCAAATCTGTCTCTCCTCTTTCTCAGTCTCAGGCAAACCAAGACATTACTTCGGTTGCTCGCTTCCTTGAGCTTGCGCAAGGTGCCTTTGGCCCGGAAATGATGCAGCTTCTTATCAATAGCGAGGAGACCGCTGCATACCTTGCTAAGAAGTTTGGTGTTCCAGACTCTCTGGTGCGTGATGCTGAAGAGCGAAAACAAATAGTTGCATTCATGCAGCAAATGCAAGAGAGTCAGCCTCAAGCGCAGCAACCTATGGAGTGACGCTTGAGTCAGAAAATTAATGTAGGCATTGATGGCATTCAGCGCCCGCAGCAAAAAGATCAAGAGATAAGCAAGAACATTGCTTTGCTCTTTGGCTCGGATACTGGACAAGCTGTCCTGAAGTATCTTCGTTCTATTACAATTGAAATGGTTCATGGCCCCAATGTCTCGACGGAAGAGTTGAGACACATGGAGGGCCAGCGCTATCTAGTTGGCCTTTTAGAGGCCCGAATCAATCATGCAATCAAAGTGAACAGCAATGCAAACAGAAGCACCACAAAGTGAATCGCTAGTGCAGGCGCAAGTAGAAGCGCCAGTAGAGCAGCAAGCAGTAGAGCCACAGGCAGAGCCAGTTAGTGATCGACCCGAATGGTTGCCTGAAAAGTTCAACGACCCTGCTGATTTGGGCAAAGCATACAAGGCTCTTGAGTCAAAGCTGGGCGAAAAAGAAGAAGACGTGCGCCAGCGTTTGATGGAGGAGCTTAACGCCCAAGCGGCTGAAGGCGTGCCTGCAACTGCTGGTGAGTATGAGCTTCCAGATTCTCTTGACTCGGAAGAAGCTCTTGAGAATGAAATGCTTCAGCAATGGGCTGAGCATTGTCATAGCAATGGCTATACTCACGACGAGTTTAAAAAGGGCATTGAGATGTATATGCAAGGTATGGGTACTGGCCCTGACCTTGCGGCTGAAGCTGGACGGCTTGGTGATAACTCTAATGCTCGGATTGAAGCGGCAAATCTATTTGCCAACCAGTTCTTCCCAGAAGAAACCATGCCTGCGATTGAGCGTATGTGTGAGAGTGCGGAGGGCATTATGGCCCTTGAGGCAATTATGTCAGCGCTGAAAGAGCCTAGCCTTTCGGATCAAGCTAACATTTCTGCAAACGCGAATGAGGCTGAGCTTCAAGAAATGATGAAAGACGAGCGCTACTGGAACCCTTCGAGGCGTGATAGCAATTGGATCAAGCAGGTCGATGAAGGATTCAAGAAGCTATATGGATAATGAGGTTCGTATAATGCAGCGGGGGTCATACTACTTGACCCCCTTTTTGCATGGTCATGTATCAGAGTTCATCAGCGTTATTCACCCTGAGAATGTTCGAGAGATTATCAGGCTAGGCTATGAAAATGTTGCTGATGGCTTGGCTCAAATGGTTGAGGATAGCGAGTGCTACATTGCCAGGGATGGTCAGGGAAAGATTGTCTTTGTTGGCGGAGTGACTCTGGATGCAGATACACCCCAAATGTTTGCGCTCTTTACGAAGGACATTAAGGAGAACTTCACGCTACTTGCGCGAGGCTCAAAGATGCTGGTGAGCTTGTTTGACCAGTCATACCCCATGATGTCGATGACGATTTATTTTGAGTATTACCCAATGATAAGTTGGGCAGAGTGGCTAGGCTTTGAGATCGTAGGGTGTTCTGAATACCTAGACGCGCAGTATGTTGAATTTGTGCGTTGCAATCCAAACAAAAATTTTGTTGTAAGTGATACAGCTAGGCCCGTAATGCACTAAGAAGCCCGATAGGATACCTTCGTTGAGGATGCAGAACGGATACCCGAATGCGAAGAAACTCAACGATAGGACTGTAAAATGGCTAATACAATTGACCAAGCCTTTATCAAGCAGTTTGAAACCGATGTGCATTTGGCTTACCAGCGCATGGGTTCCAAGCTCCGCAACACCATTCGTTCCACGAACGTAACTGGTTCTGTTGCACGCTTCCAGAAAATCGGTGCTGGTACTGCATCGACTAAATCCCGCAATGGTGACGTCTCCGCAATGGAACTGACGCACACCAACGTAGAAGCCACTATGGCTGACTTCTACGCAGCGGAATACATCGACAAGCTGGACGAGCTGAAGATCAACATCAACGAGCGTCAAGCTGTTGCTGAGTCGGCTGCTTCGGCGCTTGGCCGCAAGACTGATGAAATCATCACGACTGCAATGGATGCTGGTGCAAACGCAACTCAGATTGCAGACACAGGTGGTGCGCTTGCTAAGGCTGACCTTCTGACTCTGTTTGAAACGTTCGGCACCGCAGACATTCCAGAAGATGGGCAGCGCTACATTGCTATGTCGCCTGCTGGTTTTGCTGACCTCTTCAACATCACCGAATTCGCTTCGTCTGATTTTGTTGGTCCACAAAACCTGCCCTTCGCTGGTGGCATGACCATGAAGGAATTCTTGGGCTTCAAGATTTTCTCGACCTCTGCCGTTGCTGGTGGCAAGAACTTTGCCTATCACATGCGCGCTGTTGGTATCGGGATTAACTCCGATGTGCAGACCGAGGTAAACTATGTACCTCAGAAGGTTTCGCACCTTGCCACTTCGATGATGTCGATGGGTTCTGTCGTTATTGACGACAATGGTGTCTACGAAGTTCTCGACAACAACTAAGGACTAGGGGGCTTCGGCCCCCTTCTCCCCCATTAAGGATTAGACATGGCAGTCTCTAGCACACGAGCAACCTCTCCTATTGACGTATGTAGCCGCGCTCTAATTCTGATTGGCGCTGACCCTATCACATCGTTTGATGACGGGAACAACGAGGCGCTAATCGCAGCCAACATGTATGAAGATGTTGCTCGATCCTCCTTGGTGAATTCTCGCTGGCGTTTTTCTACCAACCAGATTGTTCTTAATCGTTTGTCGGAGCCGCCAACTGGTCGATATAGTTCTGCTTATCAGCTTCCGAGCGGCTGGCTGATGACTCATGCGGTCACTGTGAACGACACTCCCATTCAGTATCAGACTTATGGAAGCAAGCTGTTCTGTGACGAGGGCGTTTCTTCTGAGCTAGTTCTGGACTACACCTACCGCGCTGAAGAGCAGGACTGGCCCTCTTACTTCACCCTTGCTGTGCAGTATGAGTTAGCCTCTGTCTTTGCAGTCAGTCTTGCAAGAGATCAATCTCTCGCCCAGCTTATGGGTAATCAAGCGCAAGTCTCCATGATCCGCGCACGCAATCTGGACTCTCAGCAACAGACAACTCGCAAGCTCAACACAAGTCGGTTCATTTCCAATAGGAGAACATAATGCGCAAGGTTCGCGTTCCCCTAACCAACTTTCAGTTTGGCGAAGTTAGTCCTTCTCTTTATTCTCGTACTGACACGGCTATCTATAATCAGTCAGCGCAACGCGTTAAGAACTTCTTCTTGCGGTCAGAGGGTGGGGTTGTTAAGCGCTCTGGTCTTCGCAAGATTTATGAGTTTGACACCACGATAGATACAACGAAGAAGCAGCAAACACGTCTGCTTCCTTTTGTCTTTTCGGATGACGAGCGGTACATCGTTTCGCTTGAGAACCAAAAGGTTCGTGTGTTTCAGATAAGCCCTTCGACTGGTGACGTGTCTTTGATCCAGACAATCACAGCAGACGTAGACAGTGCCGCCCTGAAGTTTAGCAATAACTACCTGCATGAGTACACATACGCTCAAGCGGGCGATGTTATGTTTATCTGCCACCCAACCTTTCAGACGCAGCAGATTGTTCGCACAGGCTTAACAACCTTTCAGGTTGAGTCATTTCGATTTGATCAGAATACTGACGCTTCTAAAATCTATCAGCCTTACTATAGCTTTCAGCCTTCTGGGGTTACGCTTGATCCATCGGCGTCTAGCGGCTCCGGCGTTACGCTAACCACAAGTTCCCCATACTGGGACACCAGCAGCCCATCTAAACACATTGGGACTACGGTTCGCTACAATGGTAATGAGATTGAGATCACTGGCGTTACGAGTTCAACCGTTGCGACGGGTGATATTCTTGACGACTTGAAGGTAACTCTAAGCCCAAACTCAATCAAAACAAACCACGATTCCAATGATATTGAGATAACGCTTGCGGGTCACGGTTTCTCTACGGGCAACTCGATT